CAATGCTCGGGTGTACGGCAATGCTGAGATAGACAACAATAATAAACATTGCGGATTTGACTGTTTCGGTTCTGCCAACCGCCACACCCATGCCTACCTGACAAAAGAAAACAAAGTGGAAATAACATGCGGATGCTTCCTTGGGAGTATTGAAGAGTTTGAAAAGAGAGTGGAAGAAACCCATTCGGGCACAATCTATGAGAAGCAGTATAAAGCCATCATCGATGTTATTAAAATTAAATTTGGGTTGACTGATTTGATATAGATTCATTTGCTTATAAACTTTATGCCTTCCCGGTCTGTGAAGATAGGGCGGGCGAACATGGGATAAAATGGTCATAGGGTGCTAAGACTAATGAATGGAAATTTCAAGTGTACATAGAAATGGAAGTCATCAAGACCGTAGCTGAGAGTAATACATTTGTTGAGTAGTTTAAAGATCGTAGGATAGCCAATCTACGGACGAAAGCGAGAAATCAGACGATACTTGTGTAGGTTCGACTCCTGCTTATCCCTCATAAATGTGAGCCACACATAAATGGCATGGGTTAATAAATAATGGTTGTGCCCCGGAGAATACGCTTCGGGGCTTTTAATTGGAATGAAACATATAAGCAAAAAACAAAGTACAATAAACCGTAAACTTGCAAGGATAAAAAGGGATCTACCGCAGTATTGCTGTATTTGCCACAAATATACATCCACACCACAGTTGATGCACCTGTTACCTAGATCACTTTATCCTGAATACATTACGGAAGAATGGAACTTGCGAATTGGCTGTCCTGAATGCCATAGCAGGTATGACAATGACCGTAATTTCCGTAAACAGCAAAAGGGAATAGTAGAAACAATCCGTCAACACGATGAGCTGGCGGCAAATAGATATTTTGGATTATGATATACGATAAACAAATTATAAGGGGAAAAATCCCTTCAAAGTCGAATTGTTACAAGATAGTAGCATTATACGGGCACGGTTCTTTAGCAAAACAGAATGTACTTAAAAAGTATGAACAAACTTTCTACGCACAATGTGGATTAAGGGACAAGAATATAAAAGGTTTCTTTAAACTAACAGTGGATGTGTATCACGAAAATTTGCGTCCTGATCTTGATAATGCTTTCAAAATTTTACTTGACTGTCTACAAGGATGCAAGGCGATAAAGAACGATCGGCAATGTATGGAGATTAATGCACGAAAGCTGATTGATAAGCTTAATCCAAGGATAGAATTTATAATTGAGGAAGTTGAATTATAATACTAAACTTTTATGGAACAAAACGAATTAAACGAATGGCATAAGTTGTCAGAACAGATTATTGACTTCGTTGTCAATTGCAGCGATGATGTCAAACCATATATCATTGGGCAATTGGAAACCTTAACAGAACACCTAAAAGATTAAGCAATGACAAAGGATAGTTTTATCATATATAAATCTTTCTACAAACCTATATCAAGATTATCAGACAAACAGCTTGGGCGATTATTTCGTGCAATTTTCAAGTATCAACTTGGCGAGGAGGTTACGGTAGAGGAGGACATTGATATGGCATTGGGTTTTTTCATCAATCAATTTGAGATAGACGAAACTAAATACCATGGCATTGTCGAGAGAAACCGAAACAACGGGCGTAAAGGTGGTGCTCCTATAGGGAATTGCAATGCCAAATCAAAACAACCCAAACAACCCAGTGGGTTAAACTCAACCCAAACAACCCAAAACAAGCTTAATGAAAATGATAATGAAAATGATATAGATAAAGAATCTCCTAACGGAGATAAGAAAACAATTCCCAAAAACAAGGAGGTTGATTTGTCTTTTGTTTCGGAAGATTTTAAGGGCATATTCAAGGAATGGCTTGAATACAAGAGAGAAAGAAAAGAAAGCTATAAATCGGAAAAATCCCTAAAAATGTGCTACAACCGATTGCTAACATTGAGTGGAAATGATTGCAATAAAGCAAGGCTTGTGGTTGAGCAGTCGATTGCAAGTAATTATGCGGGATTATTTGAATTAAAAAATTATGGAGCAAGACAAAATACAGACATCTACGAGCAGAAGCGAATTGATTCTGAGCGGAGAAAATCTAGACTCATGGCTGAGTTTGCAGAAGCGGATGCAAAATTCCTTGCAGAACAAGAAGCTAAACGAAAAGCAGTTGGCTCTACTGGAGAAATACCCAACACCATCCCGGATGGCGGTTGATTACAATCCTGATTTGCAAGGCAAGCTGGCAAAATCAAATCTTACACTTGCGGATATTGCTTTGAATGATAATATACCTTCGCTTGCAAACATCCGTTCTGTGTACGGTGAAGACAACGCACTTAGGTGGCTGAAAGTACAGTTTGACAGCCTTAACGATTACGCCGAGCAGGGAAAGGGTATAACCGACACACAACTGGATGAACTTTGTATTCTTGTCCTAGGTGAATACTATTGGATGAATTTGGCTGAAATATGCAACTTTATATCCAGATTCAAATTAGGGAAATATGGGCAATTTTATGGAGCTATTGGTCCGATGAAGATTTCATGCTCTCTTCTGGAGTATGTTAAGGAACGTAGGATTGACATTGATCGGCATGAGCGTGAACAATACAGAATCCAACGTGAAAAAGAAATAGAAGAGCGTGGAAATAACAGAATCTCTTATGCTGAATATCAAGAGTTGAAACGCCGGGCGGAATCCGGAGATGAGGAAGCCAGAAAAATGCTGATGTCACCATGAGTATGCCAAAGAAAGTCAAACCGGAAATTGTATATGTCAAATGCCGGAATTGCAAGAATGCCTCGGACTTCGGGGATAATTCTGCGTATTGTAAGGCTAAAGGGCATAGAGTGTGTGCCTGTGACAGATACGGGCAAATTTGTAACAGTTTCCAAAAGAAAGAATCATAACGAAAAAAGGAGAAATTTATGAATACCGAGATGCAGACAAAGATACGTGAATGGGAAGCGGAACGCGACAGGAACCTGCGCATCCACTGTCCTCTTGTAGCCGCCAAATTCCAAAGATGGATTGACAGGGCGAAGAAAGAAAACGATAGACGGTATTTCCAGCCCCGTGACAAGATTTTCAACAAGAAAGCCTGTAGTTGATGCTTTCATGTAGGGAAATTCATTGTACGGCTTTAAAATAGGTTGTACAAACAAGCAGAGAAAATAAAGTCAAATAAAAAAACAGAATATATTTTGGCATTTCAGAAAAAGGGTGTATATTTGCAGCGTACTACATAAGAATAGGCGAGTTGGCTCGCCAAATTTGGTGGGCATTTTTTTATGCTTGCTGATACGCTGTATCTATGATACTGGCTACCTAACCCCATGTGGAGCGTTAATGCGCCCACTGCCTATTCTGGTGTAGTACAATGGGAAGTGGGTAGCCATTCTTATTTCTACCCTATAATGCCAAATAAATGTACTATAAGAATTATGGCAGATTTAATTTTATCAAAACAAACGATGAGTTCGCTTGAAATTGCCGAACTCACAGGTAAACAACACGCTCACGTAATGAGAGATATTCGTAATCTCTTAGAACAAGGCGTATCAGAATCCAACTTTGGATTGTCATCTTACAATCAACCTCAACCTAATGGAGGTTACAAAAAGGTGGATTGCTACGAACTTACCCGAAAGGGGTCTCTTATTCTTGCATCTGGATATAACGCTTTACTTCGTGAAAAGATTATTGATAGATGGGAAGCGTTGGAAACAGGGAAAGCAGAGCCAATAATCACTTCGGTAAAAACAGAAGTGAAACAGCCAACCATTTCGGACAAGATGAAAGCAGCTACATGGGCGGCAAAGTTCTTGAACCTGAATGAAAGCTCAAAGCTGATTATTGCAAAACAGATACTTGAACCGTACAATCTTCCTCTTCCCGACTATACCCCATCAAAAGGAGTACTCAAATCAGCTTCCAAATTATTGGCGGAAATGGGGCTGAAAAAACAAATATCGGCACAGGTATTCAACAAAAGAGCAATTGAAAAAGGCTACCTGTATGATATAGAGAGAGATTCTTCCCACGGTCAGAAAAAACAATTTAAATCAATCACAGAAAAAGGTCTTTCTTATGGAGAGAACCAAGTAAGCCCAAATAATCCAAGAGAAACGCAGCCGCTATGGTATGTGGACAAATTTAGTGAATTGTTAGGCATATTAGGTTTCCAATTCATGGGAGGGTTGCCTTATGAAAACTAAATTATCCTCTCTGTTTTTAATGTTAGTACTCACTATCATTAACCCTATCTTGTTTATATTACCGTTTATTGCTTGCTTCATTTCAGCGAAGAAAGGAGGTTTGTTATGAAGGAGTACGACTTTACTTCACTGAATGATTTCTTCAACGAGTTCATGCCTCCGAAAGAACTTGCGGACCAGCTTGTACAGATTTTGTTCAACTATGCTTCATGTATCAATGAAGAAACACTTGAATGCTTCAAGAATGATGTAGACACAATTAATCTAATACACAGAGAATTAATAAAAATAAAATAGTCTACAAACAGGGGATTATTATTTCAGTAATCCCCCTATCTCAAATAGAATAATTGTAAAAAAAATACACGATCATGCAAGGAACAGA